AATAACAACAAGGTCTTCGACAACATATACTAAAAATCGCACAACAACAAATACTAAATCTCGTACATATACCCCGACTTATAATAGACCTAGAACAACAAATCAACAGGGATATAATCGTACAACAAACCAAAATCGAGTAAGTACAACCCCACGTACACAATCACGTACATATCAACGTACAACTCCAACCAGAAGCAGTAGCTCTTATTCAAGACCTACTACACCAAGTAGAAGTTACAGTGCTCCGTCAAGAGCACCGTCAAGAGCACCGTCATATAGTAGAAGTAGCTCACCTTCGAGAAGCAGTTATAGTGCCCCAAGGTCAAGTAGTTCATCAAGTAGGGGTAGTGCTACAAGAAGTTCTTCAAGTAGTAGAAGGTAATTATATCCTAAGATATGGATTCATTAATATTGGACTATGTTCGATATTCCAGACTTTAAAATAAGTATCAAACAATGACTTGATATTTGCACTCCCATAGGGATTCATTGAATGCACAATGATTACCTTTGGGAGTTCTTCTTTATTATCCATGCAGTAATCAATAAGCCATTTGGCGCAGTGATAACCTGTTTTTTCAAGATTTTCATCGGTGTAATCAAATTCTTGTTTCTTATAATGAACGTCCATGAGGTCATGGTCGAAAGCAATGACTTCTGGTACACCTTTTAGTTGAATCAATGAAATAAAGGCATAGTAATTCCTGACGATAATCCATTCGGGTTCGAGAAAAATCGGAAGTTCCATGTAACTATATGCAGTTGCAGGTCTCCTGACATCATCAAGGAATAGTTTATAGCTCATCGCTTTGCCTTTTATCAATATCGGCTTTACCAAGCCTTCTACGCTTCTTTGAGGTGAATCTTTTTAACCATGCAGCACCTGCGTGTGCTCTCCATTCTCCGTTAATATAGGAGTTTTCTTTACTACCAACTCTTGTCTTAGCCATTTCTTAATTCCTTTTTTACATTATTCCAGTTTCTTATCCCCTCTAAGTCTTTGACATTTATCGTGAATCTCGGAATTGTCCCACCTTCAACCTTTTCCATAATAACGATGCTCACATCATTCTGTAACTGGTCCGGGTCGTACATGGTTGGAGTAATAATTGGTTCCAACTCGTCAATTTCTAAGGATTTAATATACCCCTTGATTCCTATTAATAGTTCTTCTGCGTTCATATTATTGTTTTAGGTCAAAATAAATAGTAACCATTACAAAGATAATATTTATTTTCAGATATCCATCATTCGACAATAAAAATAGTATTTATAATAAATATCTATTATGAAATTTAGAAAGATACTTATTGCCGAAGATGACGAAACTAATTACCAGTTAATTCAACAGATATTCGAAAAAACCGGAGCGGAATTGTTGTGGGCAAAAAATGGTAAAGAAGCCGTGGAACTTTATTCTAAGAACCAAGATATTGATTTGATATTAATGGATATTAAGATGCCAATAATGGGTGGTGAGATGGCTGCAACTAAAATAAAAGAAATAAACCCAGATGTTCCAATTATTGGTGTTTCTTCATATGATAAGTATGCATTGGATATTTCATCTGGTCTCGATGCATATGTACAAAAACCGTTCCTTCCCAATCAATTAGTTAGTGTTATTGAAGGACATATGGAAAACTTAGTTGGTGAATTATTGAAACGAGAAGAAGATAGAGTTAAACAATTGGTTGATAACGAGAAAGAAGCTCTTGAAGTATTAAGCGGTGTAGCAGAATTACTTGAATTAACTGATTATGTCAATAAAACAGAATCAATAAAGGTGATGATTAAACTTGATGAAATCAAAGATATTTTAAATAAAAAAGGTGAAAGTAGTTAATATTAAAAATGCGAAATTGTGAAAAATGTGGACAAGATGAATGGTGGTATGGAAAAAGAATGGCACTTATTCTCGACCATATTAATGGTGACAACTCCGACCATAGGATAGTGAATCTTAGAATTGTTTGTCCTAACTGCAACGCAACATTACCAACACATTGTCGTAAAAATTGTTGACCCGACAGGACTCGAACCTGTAATCTTCTCAGTCAAAGTGAGACGTGTTAACCAATTACACTACGGGTCAATGGCGGGATTTTTGGTCTAATTCTTTGGCGACCTTGGAACTACTAAACCTCGATACAAACAAATCCCAATAAACCTTCTCGTTCATACCGAACCAATGGTTGACCTGAAGGGACTCGAACCCTTAAACCTCTCGGTGTCGCCTTCAAAGGGCGATGCATTAGCCAATTCTGCCACAGGTCAATATATACTTGACGATAAGTGCCGAAAAACAACACATTCACCAAAAAATATATTTGTTGTCTCGAAGGGACTTGAACCCCTACTCTTCTCCTTCAGAGGGAGTTGTGTTGCCAATTACACTACGAGACAATATTAGGGCGGGTGCTCTCGGACGTTACACCTCTTACCTACTCCCATCGGGAGGACAGTGACCCTACTTTACTTTATCATGATAATCTAAAGTATTACTTCAGATTATCATGAATTAGGTTACCCCTTTTTCATGTTTTTCCCACCATGTGTTGGTAGTGTTGCGTTACAATTTGGACACAAAATTCTGAGATTCTTAAAACGGTGGTCATTACTAATACCATTTTTATGGTCAAGAATCAAACTAATTTTTTCTCCGCACCACCATTCGTCTTATCCACGTTTTTCACAAATTCGTTTTTTTAATCCTTCGTCATACAATCGATTTTTTAAATGATTAGTGCTCGTATATGTTGAATTCTCCACCATTATTTCAGATAATGGTCTTCGTTTCAATCTACCCAATTTTTTGTTTACTCTTATCATTTTCTCTTTATTAGTTTCAAAATGACTAATATCAATATCATAGAGTTTAACATATTTTTTTATTGTACTTCTACTATTACCATGAGTAGACATTCCCAAACCAATTAAAATTTCCGAATAACTTTTCGATTTTTTTACTATGGGTTCAAAATTTTCTTTCTTATATTTATTTTTCATTTGTTAATAACGTTTGTAATAAATACGAACCTAATTTAAAAAAAGGGTGGAATGGGGGATTCGAACCCCTCACCGACAGTTTCACGGACTGTAATGCTAACCAGTTACACCAAAACCACCATATATCAAAGAACTATTTACCTGTCGAGCGTTCCCTCTCGAATTCAGATGGTTACTTAATGTAAAGTATTACACCACCGTTTTTGTCTGAGTGGCAGGATTCGAACCTGCGGACCGATGCTTCCAAGGCATCGTAGTATAGCCATCTGCAATACACCCAGATAATTTTGTCAACAGGACAGGAATCGAACCTGTACTCAAGTGACCCATGTCACCCGGCTTTCTCCATCTGCCTACCTGTTGTATGGTATGCTTTCGATACTCTCGTCTCGATGACGAGCAGATTAGGTTGCACCAACCTGTACGTCCTTTAAATCTATGTGGGTTTGCAACCCGCACATAAACCAACTCAGATAACCATCTCTACTGGCATACTTGTCGAGTAGGCAGGATTCGAACCTGCGAGTTCTCCACATCCCAAATGTGGCGGGGTGACCTGACTCCCCAACTACTCGATATTATTATCTTCTTTAAATTTTTTCACATAGTTATCGACAATTAATCTAATTTTCCACCTGAATCTACTATGCCAATATTTATGGTGTGTTGGACATAGAGGAACAAAATTTTCTGGTTTATTATTTTTATTATTGCCATCATAATGATGTACTTCAACAATTAATTTTTCATCACAACAAACACATTTTTTTTCGTGATGACGAAAACAAATTATTCTGTGTGATGATAATCCATTTAATTTATCATCATTTTTATAATTTGGGTTATCATCCCCTGTCCTGAAGAACGTATTAGCACATGAATGAGAACAAACAGTTTTCTCTTTACGATGCCCCAATTTTGTTGTGAACCATTTTCCACACACGGGACATTCTTTATCGATAATCACATATTTTCTCATTTTCGATTTACCTCTATCGAAATGACTGACATCAATATTGTTTTCAGTAATTATTTCATTTACCTTTCTAAGTCCAGTCCCATTAATGGGAAAACCAAATCCCCTACAAACATCACTTTTGCTTTTAGATTTCTTTACGATAACGTTTATTTCACTAATATCCATAATAACTTTTTATTATAAATACTAATTAAATCGTAAAATCAATACTTCAAAGAACTTCGGGTTTCGCATACTACCAACTGCGCTACACCCCGAATACATCAAAGAACCTACTTACTGTTTTCAAGCGTTGCAATTCTGCCTTCAACTTTCTTTGCTTTTGCAGGATTGTCTTTATATTGCACTAATTGCATATACAAATTCTTCAATCTTTTTTCCTTACTTTTTTCAGTACCTTTTCCCATAATTTCTAAACTTTTTAATAATAAAAAAACCCCATCCTTGCGAATGGGGTTCCTGTTTAACCTAAAACTTCTCTTCTCGAAAAATTAAGTGTAGTTTCCCCATTCAGTCATCACTGGATGCTGTTGCGGTTGGGGTACTATGTTCACTAAATTTTTCATCTTTCAATAATACTAACTATTAATCTTAAACTCTATGCAAATATATGCATTAAAATTATAAATACAAACATTTTACGAAAAAAAACGAAAAAAGTTGCAAAATATGTTATAAAAAATGATTGCACCACAAATAAATCGCAGTGCAATCACCAAATTCAAATTTTCGTCAAGTCTCAAATTTTACATAACCACTGTCTGGCGATAAAATTTGAAAACCATTCCTGATTTACTCAGACCTAACTTAATATAAATTATTAAGCAATGACTTTCAAATATAAATACTAAGTGAATATGTTTTATGTAAGGGTATGGTCATTTTTTTTGTAAGAATAAATAAAATTTTTATGATATTTTACAGTATTTATTTAAAATGACCCCAAATGATTGAGACAGATTTTATCAAAATAATAAACGAAGAAATCTCAAGTTTTGATTTTTTAAGTAATGACGAGCTTCTTAAGGAACAAGAGGTGACTGATTTACTACAAAACCCAGACCTACAAAAGCAATTTATTTGTGACGCACTTTTAGGTAAAAATGATAAGGTCCGAATCAAAGAAATCTCCGATTCTTATATCCGAGGAAATTGGGACGAAACCGATACCGAGAATGCCGATAGAATAACCTTGATATATAGTGTTGATATCGAATATCGTTACGACATGCAAAAAGAACCACTCGAATTTAATCTATATTTCAATAGTGATAAGGTTGATATTGGTGTTGATGGTTGGACTGACCACGGTGACTATAATAACGCACCGGAGGGTGAGTCGTGGTACGATGTCTTTGAATGGAACGATATTGATGTGACTCTTCAGACTATTGAAGGTGATGAAATCGATTTTGTGGCATTCAACCAAGCTCCCCCACGAATCCAAACCTTATTTATGAGACATTATCTTGAGGGATTTATTGAAAACGAAACGCTGGAAATTAGAACTACTGACAAAAAAGATAATATTCTAAACACACAGTATTGCTAAAATGACAGAAGAAAAACAAATAGTGCTCAACAAGATAGATACTCTTCTACATAAAAGAAGAAGAGAACTAATCGAAGAACTTCCAAGTGTTCATGATGTAGATGATGGAATTGTTATTCGTTTCTTTACTAAATGGGATAATTGTGAAGATGATGATAAAATCAAATACAAGAAATTGGAAAGTGAGAATGCTGATGAGAGCGTGGTATTCTTTTATATACCCAAAGGTTCGTCATTTGAGATGAAACAACGCTATTATGTTGGCTGCATGACATGTTTAAATGGAAGAATTGATATTACAGCAAACGGTAAAACCAAACTCCTTGAAAGTTATTCGAAAATATGTGTAGATTCCGATGAGGTTAGTGGAGAAGCATATGAGAATACGTATTTATTTATCACCAGCGAAAAAAAAAATTGGACCCCAAAGGTTCATGATTACGTGAATAAACTCGCTAATTAATCACCATTTCTTTGCTCGACATTTGGACTTAGGACTCCTGACTTTTGCTGGCATGTAACACCCACATAAGTCACAATAATTTCTATTCGATAAGAACTCACATCCAACACAAATTTCCATTCTTTCTTTAGCGAGTTCTTCCACATCTGGATTAGTGAAGACATAATTCTTCCACCCCTTGAAAATTTCTGAAACCCTGCTCATATAACATACCCCCACTCAAAAATATCATTTCCGTCAGTATATAATGTTTTTGCCGGAACTGTTTTACTTACTATTTTATAACGTCCACCTAGATTACTTTCACCATGTAGTTTGGCGTAATTTCTGTCAATAGTAACCCAATCACCACTACCGATACCAAGACCTTTTTCTGTTTCTGATTGAAGATTATCGATTTGGGTCTTTATGTCATTTAAAATCAATTCTTGTTGTTCGTCATAACTATGGTCATCGATACTATACTTATCCTGTAAATCATAAACGATTTGATTTTTCATTGGAAACATATTCCACTGCTGATAATAGTTATAGATATCCAATAATGGTTTGAGTTTTGATTTCAAATCAAAATTTACATCAGGAACGGCACGATAAATTTTAATTGGTTTATTCGGTCTACCTTTTGCTGATTGAATTATTGAAATCGCCTGATTATCCCGATAATCTCGATAATGTCCATACATTCTCACCGCATCATAACCATAAAAATCATCATCATAGACATCACTTAAGTCATACATTGAATTACTACCTTCGGGAACAGGGGCTGTATGTTCCCCACGATAATCGCTTTCATATAGCAGTAGCTTGATTTCAGATTTTATAATATCCAGTACATTCATTATCTATAAATTATTCTACCCCCTTTACTCACAACGATGTTGGGATTCTTTTCCTTTTCAATTAATGCGTTGTGTAGTACTTCTGGTCCAGTAAATGCCCTGTCATAGATTCTAAGTTTTTGAATACCACCATCAAAACTTGAATCGAAATTATTACCAATAGTAAGGTCTGATTTTCTTTCGTCTTGAACCAAGATGTCAGCAGCATTATATACGAAATCGTTAATAAACAATGTACCACCAGTATTAAGTACGCCCGTTGTTTCGATTAATAAACCCATGTATACGAAGTTCTGTCCGGTATTATTGGGTGTTCTGAATATGCTGGTCATTGGTAGCCATCTCATTTCACCACTCACATAACCAGTTCCATTTGCGCTTTCTGTGGGACCGATATAACCGACTTTTTGTATACCACTTCTGGTTACAGGATATCCGGTTTCACCGTAATATTTAATTCCATCAACAACCCATTCATATTCTTGTCTATCTGGGAACGGATGCAAACCATTCCTTTCAATTTCATGAAGATATGCATTACTTAATGGCACAACATATTCGGTGTCATCAACCACATCGATATCAACCGCCTCACTATACATTAGAATTGAGACTTTATTCGTATAATCCGGGTTAAAGAAGCCATCATTAAACAATGACAGTGTTGCGACATAGTCACGATTTGATAACATTGAAATCGGTTGGTTGAACTTTAGAAAATAGGAATTACCAGTAGCCCCTGTTGCACCTGTGGCTCCGGTATATTCAACACGTAATACTGTCATTGGATGTTCAACACCGGGTTCACATGGGTCTTCATATGTAAAAGTTGTTGTGTCGGCACTCAATAACAAGCCATCTTGATGGGTTGCACCAGTACCTCCGGTTGGTGGAATATAGCAGTCCGTTGGAATTGGGTCATATTCGACTAAGAGCTTAGAGTCAACATAATTCTGACTCTGACCATTATATATAATATAGGTCTGATAGTCGTAATGCCACGATTCTTTTAAACCAAAACTACCACCACCCCAACTTATTGAATATGGAACACCTTCCTGTTTCTCCTTATCATTTGAAAATGATTTGAAATAGAACTCAGGGAATTCTTTAATCGTCCAGACCGCACGACCATTAACATAGAATATTAATTTACCCAAGCGTTGTTCGGCACATTCCAATAGTCTTGGGGCAATAACAGGGGCATCTGGAGCAAATACCATTGTAATTATCGTAAACCCGGTTTGGTTTAATATTGTTGGAGAACTATTGGTGACGATTAAACCTTCATTATTAATATACTTGTAAGCCAATCTCTTATCCTGAGTTAGTTCGAATGCTATTGCGTTATTCTTGATATTATCAAGAGGCGGTACTTCACTATAAACGGTTCTATACATGTTCTCTTCTGGCATACTGAACCCAGAATTAATTACTTCATGTGGTTCAAGAGCGTCTAAGTAATTATCAAAACTTGTTGTTACACCAGTGGTTGTAGTACCAGTCATAGTCTCACCACTGAAGTATGGATTATATTTATCTTCTGCACGTGCACTCATCATATAGAATATACCAGATGAACCTGAGTAAATATTTAAAATAGTTTCGATTGTGATTCCGTAATTATATCTTGCCGGAAACAATTCATAATTAAAACCCTCTAATTTGAAGAATCCCTGAAGATATCCACCATCTAGTTCGAAATAGTTTCCACTAGTACCTGTTGTGATTCCGGTAATTGGGAGTAGTTCTGTTGTGACTGTAACCCCGCTTGTTTCACCAGCAATAGGATTTTCGACTTCATTATAACCAACGGGGTACATTGAGAATAACGTGTCATCTGAAGTTATTGTGATTCCACTCCACATCTTATTGGTTCTGCCATTATCGAACCCAGTTAAACCGAAATCAAGTAGATTAATATTATCTGAAACCGCACCTGACCATTTGGTCATGCTGAAGGAGGTTAACCCCGTATTCAAGTCCCATGATTTGAGGCTAGTTAGGTCAATATGTATTGCCAAATTACTGGTTATGATATCATTTAAGCATTCTAAATTCATTTCGTAGAGGAATTTAATCATAAATACTGAACTCAATTGAATATCGCTGAGTATTTATAAAAAATAACAATAATCTTTTTAGTGCGCTAACTGGATTGACTTAGTATTTATATAAAAATTCATAATTATGAAATATGACAAACAAAGACTTTTCGAAGTCACAGCTAGACTCGATAAGACATTTAAACCCAAATTAAACGAAGAATTAGAAGTTCTTGGAATGGATGCGGAAGAAGTTCCTGCTGAAGAACCAGCAATGGATGTTGATGGTGCGGAAGAACCCGTTGAGCAATCACCAGAAGAGAAACTTGCTGAATTAACTGCAAAGATTGATAGCCTTTATGCTATGGTTCATGGTGATGAAGAAGGTGAAGAATCAGCAGAAGCAGAGGAAGAGGAAATCGAAGGAGAAGGTGGTGAAGAAGTTTCTATGGATGTAGAAAATCTTCAAGAATGGAATTTCGACAAGAAAAAAGATGCGGAACATAAGGAAAAAGCTGAAGATAAGGAAGAAGATGAGAAAGAGGAAATGGATGAAGAAATCGAAGCTCCAGCAAAACCTAAAATTCCTGTTCAAGCAGTAGCGAAAGTTGGTGGAGCAAAATAATTTGATTCTCATTTAATAATTGGTATGGGCGAGGTGAAAAAGAATCCACGTTTTTGGTCAAGTAAGTATTGGAGGCGCAATGATGTTTCAGATACCCTGAAAGAGGTTATTGAACCCGATGTTGTGGATGTGTCGTCAATTCAAATGCATGACACACTGAATCCGCTTGTCTGGGAAACTGATGATAAAATCAAACCCGATATTAGAAAAATCCTATTATTAAATGCCAAGAGATTCATTGAGTTTGCTGGAATTGAAGACCTTAACTTTAAGGACGTTATTTTAACTGGTAGTATCGCCAATTTTAATTACAACGAGAATTCCGATATGGATGTTCATATCGTATTGGACTTTAACCAGATTTCTGAGAACAAAGAGTTTGTGGGTGATTATTTTAAGTTAAAAAAAGCACTCTGGGCAGAGAGATTACCGATTCAAGTAAAGGGGCACGATGTTGAGATGTATTTCCAAGACAGTGCCGAACCTCATCATTCATCTGGAACATATTCGCTGGTTAAAGACGAGTGGATTAGGAAACCAACCAAAAAAATAGTTAACATCGATACTGCTAACGTTCAATTAAAGTCAGCCGATTTAATGAATGCTATTGAAGATTTGGAAACCAATCAAAACGCAGATGATTTTCTGAGAAAGCACGAAGCACTCAAAGACAAAATAAAGAAACTCAGACAAAGCGGACTCGATAAGAGTGGTGAATTTTCGTCAGAGAACATCGCCTTTAAAGTATTGAGAAATACCGGGTATCTTGAGAAACTCATGAAAATGAAGAATAATTATCTCACCAAAGAACTTAGTTTGAACGAATTTCTTAATGAGGACATACAAAAAATTGAGGCATGAGAAGGATTATCGTAACAAAGCAACAATTAAACGAATACATCGAGCGTAAGAAAGCCGAGAAAGTGTTCTATGAAATAGTTGCGGACCTACATTCGAATCGAAAGAATCTTAATGAAAGCGTTTCGATTATCGGTGCGAACCAATCTGTTATTGATAATTATAAGAGAAAAAATTTGATAACACCAAGGGTAAATGAAATGCTTATTAAATACGGTGTGGTTAATGAAAAGAAGGAAATAATATAGGTATTGCATTTTTTTGGTCTTAATTAAGTATTTATAAAAAAATGTAACCAATAATTAGCACATAAAAATTTAGTCAAATGAAGAAAAAATATACATCAGAGGACTCGTATTACGCCAGAATGAACAACCTAGCTGGGGTAAAGAAAACTCAAGTAAATGAATCAGGCACTCGTAACATGGGTACTTTAATTGATATTGAAAGAGCAGCAAATGGTGTTGCATACGGTATTGTTAAAGAACAGCATAAGTACTACATCAAAAAAGGTGGACTTAATGAAAACCTAGATGCTGCGGATTTCGCATATATTGGTGGACTCGGAAACGTTACTGATTATGAATATAGTAAATTAGCTGAAGCCAGAAAGAATAGAAACATGATGCTTAAAACCATCAATGAGGGTCTTGAGGTGAAACCAATGAAAAGTGTTGGAAAGAAAACCATGATTATTGAAGGTAAAGCCGAACAAGAAATTGAAAAGGCTGATAGTAAGTTAGGTGATTTGGATGCTGCAACAGATGCTGCTGCTGCCCCACCACCTGCTCCCGAAATTCCTGCTGATGATGGTGCTGCTGAAATGGATGCTGGACTTGAAGCTATGGGTGATGCTGAAGCTGATGCTGGTGGTGCTGAATTAGATGCTGGTATTGAAGCTACTGCTGATGGTGACCCTGAATTAGGTGATGCTGAAATGGGTGCTGGCGATGCTGAAATTGCTGGTGGTGATGCTGAAATGGGTGCTGACCCATTGGGTGATGAAGTTCCTGCTGATGATGGTATGGGTTCTGATAGTGGTGAAGAGGTTGCAGTTGAAGACCCGGAAACTGAAATGGAAAGAGAAATCGTAAAAATGCTTGGCAAGGTTACAAACAATATTAGAAAAACAGAATTGACTGATTCTCAGGTCAAGTCATATGTTAATACATTTCTTTCAGCATTTAAGGATAAATTTCCTGATATCGATATCGAAGATAGAAAAGAAATGGCTGAAAAAATTACAAAAGTTGTCCCACCTGAAGATATCGAAGACTTGGAACAAAGTGTTGAAGATGCTGAAGGTATGGATGCCGAGATTACGGCTACAGAACCCGAAGAAGAGGTTGCAGAACAACAATGCGCAGAATGTGGTGGATTTGCTCAATATGCAGAATCACGTGGTTACAATGCCGATTCTATTAAAGAATGTGGTGAAGAAGAAATGACTAATATGGTTAGCGGTTACGCAAACGCACATGGCGAAGGTCAGAATGATGGTGACTTTAAAGCAGTAGCTTTATTTATTACTCCAGAAATTCTTGAAAAATTAAGGGGCGAATATGGACACGATGAGTATGCTAATCAAGTTGAGCCATTTTCAATGGAAATGAATGAGTGTAGTGCTGAAATGAAAGAACAACAAATCGATGAACTTTTCGGTGGACTCAAGCATTTAGGTCAGAAAGCAGGTCAGGGTATTAAACAAGGTGTACAACAAGCTGGACAAGCAGTTAAACAAGCTGGACAAAATGTTGCTCAAGGCGTACAGCAAGCTGCTACGAATGTTAAACAAACATATCATGCTGGTGAAAAAAATGCTGCACTTGGTAAACTCGAAAAAGTTGCTGCTGAATTAGGTCAGAAAATTGCTGCTGTTAATAAGCATGCTGAGAAATCAGGAGAAGAACCAATTAATGTTAAAAGTATTCTAAGCACAATTAGTAATCAAGTTGCTGGTGCTGCTGGTACTGCTGACCTCAGTAAATTCAGAGCTAATGAAGAAGAAGGAATTCCGGTTGATAGCGTAGAAGTTATGCCTCCAATGGAAGAAGAAGTTGATATTAAAGTTAGTGAGAAAAAAGGTAAGCCATTGAGTGCTGAAAAGGCTCCTGAAGTCGAAATGAAAGAAAGTGAAGAAAAAGAAGGTGAGGACATTGAAATTGAAGACCTCGATGTTAGTGCTGAAGAAGCTCCGGTTGAAGACGCACCAGAAGATGATGATGACAATGTACTAGACTTAACTAAGCCCAGACAACAACCTAATGCTGAATTTGGTGTCGGTTTCGACCCAATGGGTGGTGGAGTTGTGAAGCCAGAAAGTGCTGAAATAACAACTGTTGAAGTAACCAAAGACAGCGTTAAAGTCGAAATGAATGAAAGTGAAGTCAAACTCAGAAAGTATATCCGTAACAGACTTGAAGAAAAAGCTGGTTTGAAAAAGCCAAGTCTTAATGAGAGTAAGAAATCAGATACTCTGAAGAAACTTGATAGAACCATTGACAAGCAATTCGAATTATACGAGTCGGTTGCAATTGAAGAAGTTTTTGGTTGGAGTTTGAAAGAGAAGTTTCAGAAGCTAGACCCCAATGATGCAAAAGGTGTTGGTCAACTTTTCTACAAAGCATTTCAGGCAATATTAAATAATCCACAAATGGGTACGATTTTCAATGCTGCCAAGAAAACTTCAACTCCTGAAAGATATGCGATTCTACAACAATATGTTGAAGCTGGTGGTGGTACATTAAGACTTGGACCCAATGGTATTCAATTTGCATCTCCTGATGTTAAGAACGCTGCGACTAAGAGTCAATTTAGTCAGGGTGGAACACAAGGCAAAACCCAACTGGGTGGAATCTAATATAGAAGTACCATAATAAATATTTTTGAAAGAACCCGAAGAAATTCGGGTTTTTTTGTAACAATTAATTACCTTTGTCGTATAAGAAGCTATGATACACAGAAAATTTAATAAACTAAAATTCAAGAGAAGCTACGTTGGTGGTTCCAAGCAGCGTGAACTTGAAATCTTTGCCGAGGTTCAAGGAACTAAGGAAGATAATTCTGAGGTTAATTGGCTTGAATACCGCAGAGTGTTCACGCAATATAGTGATGATGTTCTTAACATTATATTGAGTTGGAAGCTCGTAATGACTAAGTTGAGTATTGGTTTTCTAATACTTACTGCTCTTGCGTTGTTAATCAACCCCGTCTTGGCAGTAATCGGATTATTACTATCCGTGGCATCTCGTTTAACTGCTCAATATTTTAAAAAGAAGGAAAGTAAGAGTATGTCAATGTATGATTATTCTCTGAACATCATATTGTCTGCAATAAAAACTGAAGCCGGACTCCATTTTAGTAAGAATTAATCCGGTTCTCAGTATTTATAGTAAAACAATGTTATGGATGAGGATAAACTAAAATTGATATACATCTTAAAGATTGGATATAACGCAAGGGATGAGGGGCTTTATGAATTTATTTTCTCCCTAGACCCAACAAATATTGATGTCATGGGTTGGATGTGGGATACAAGTCCTGCCTGTGATAATGCCGAACCCCCTGAAAGTGAATATATTGATGCACTTTATAGTCTAAAAACCAGCAGTCTGAACTTTTTCTGTTTACATGAAGCCGTTGATAGGGACTATATGCACGGTTATCACACAATTCATGCTCTTGCTTATGAACTAGAACAAGAACCGGATGGTACTTACAGTGATTATGATAAGATGTTTGAAAGCGAAAAGGATGATTTACCATTACTAGTATTCCATTACGGTATGTCGCTGGCGAAGGTTAAGGATTTATTTAGTTCAAGGAGTATTATTTTAAAAGATAAAGAATTTGTTGAGACCTCTTCGATAGAGTTCTAGTATTTATAATCGCCTATCTCACCAGATTAGGGAGAAAAGATTTCGAGGCACGATAGTTCAAGATAATTACCGTGCCTTGCGTTTAAGTTCATCGCACCATTTGGGTGAAGGAAATCGGAGCACGTTACATCAAGATATGTAGCGTGCTTTGCTATTTTTAGGTCGATAGTATTTATTATAAATATTTTAGAATGAATCTTGACCTCGACTTAAATAGTGATTTGGAGAAGAAACCTCAGAAATTGAAAATCGAGAAATCGAAAACTGAAGAGAGTTTCCCCGAACACGTACCAGCAGTTCCTTTTGATATGTTAAAGGAGCGACAAAAAGAGGAAGCACGAAAACTTGCAAAAAAACTCCGAAAAGCCGGAAGTATTGAACCCGTTGTAATTACCGAAAGTGGTGTTGCTAAAAAAGTCAGTGATTTAACTATTCCAGAACAAGAAGAAGAATTTGTTAAATGTGCCAGAGACCCAATATACTTCATTGAAACTTATTTAACTGTCTTTGACCAGACTCAAGGTGAGGCGGGAATGATTGTTCCATTTAAACTTTTTACATTTCAAAAAAGATTGGTGAGAGCACTTAGGAAAAAAGAAAATCGTTTCGTTATTGCCAATAAATATCGTCAGGCAGGAGTTAGTACAACCACCTGTGCGTTTATCGCATGGTATGTGATGTTTAATAAGAACCGTCAAGCAGCTATTGTTGCGGATAAACTCGAAACCGCTAGGGATGAGTTAATGAGTGATGTTGTTGATTTTATTGAGAGTTGTCCATCTTGGCTTAAACCCAAAACCGGAAAAGAATCTGAAGATAATCTTAAGGACACACAAAAGCTAAAGTATTACGATAATAATTCAAAACTTGGTGCATTTGCCTCAAAATCACTTCGTGGTATGACACCAACGCTGTTGTTCTGGGATGAAACCGCATGGGCAGAAAAGGGTGATAAGTTCTGGACCTCGGCACAGCCAACACTACAAACTGGTGGACGTGCGATTATGGTAAGCACACCAAATGGTCTCGACCCTGTTTTCTATAAACACTTTCAAGGTGCAAGAGAACTTGATGAAAACGGTAAGTCAAAAAATAATTTCCATGCCGTTGAACTCTGGTGGTTTAATGACCCAAGGTACAATAAGGATTTGGTTTGGCTCAAAAACAAGGGAAAAACCAATGAGATTAGATTGGAAGATAACGGGAAAAGTGATGAGCAACGTATTGCATTGCAGAGTGATGGTTGGGAAGCCAGTAGTCCTTGGTTTGAAGACCAAGTTAAGAATGCTAATGGTGATATGCGTAAAATCGCACAGGAATTACTGTGCTCATTCCTTGGTTCTGGTGATAACTTCATTGCCGAAGAATTTTTGAAACGAATTGAGGACCATGAAATTCAGAGCGATTTTAATCAAGAATATCTCGATGGGAATATGTGGGTATTTGAGGAAGCCCTGCCGGGTGAAGATTATATTATGTCACTCGATGCCTCACCGGGACACGGTGAAGACTTTTCTACATTGAATATGTTAAAGGTCAAGGAAATTATTGAAGAAAAGGTTGTGACTAAGAACGGTAAGTCAAAAAAGAAGAAAGTTAGACGAACCGAAGTCGTACAGGTTGCTGAATATTACGGAAAGGTTACACCACAGATGCTTGCTGAAATTGCATACCAATACGGGAAGCGTTATAATGACGCATATGCCGTTGTTGATGTCACAGGTGGGTATGGGGTCCAAACTATTGAGAAACTGCTGGAATACGGCTATGAGAACATCCATTATGCCGAAGTATCACACAAACCAACACGAGATAGGTTAAGTGGTTATATTAAACAAGGTCATAAGACCCTAAGTGATGGTAAAGTTATAAATGTGGATTTGATTCCGGGGTTCTTTATCGGAAACAATCGTGCATCGGTTCTAACCGAGATGCAAAGAGCAATCCATTTAGGTGATGTTAAGATTAAGTCATTGAGATTACTTAATGAATTAAAAACATTCGTTACTGTAGCTGGAAGTCGTGTTGCTGACCATAAGCGCACCTTTCATGATGATAATATTATGGGATTGGCTACTGGACTCTATGTTTTGAATTTTGATATGGCAAAGTTCAAACAAAGTAAGGGTATTACAGAAAAAATGCTCAAATCTATTCTTACAATAAATGATATTAAAGATATTGAGAGTAGACAAAAAATAAAGAGAAAGCCTATGTTTGGTGCAGGTAGCAGCAACCCAGAAAACCCTTATGGGGCAAATGACTGGTTATTTCAGGGCATAAAACAGTAAAACAAAACATAGATTGTATTTATACTAAACCGACTTTTGCGAAATTTCGGAGTATTTATAAAAAACTATAATAAATTATAAAAAATGGCTGGCGAAGAAAAGAAAAAAATGACGGTATATCAGGAATTGAATTCCTTGTTAAACCTTGATGGGTTTGGGTTTCAAGATGCATCGTCTGTTGCACCCGTGGCGACACCGGAAAAATCAAAAATTGTTATCAAGGGTGCTAGTCCTGAAGAGATTCATAGAAAAGGTCTGGAAATCGAACAAAAACGTGAACTTCAGAACAAATTCTTCCGTACCACCGATAGAGGATTCCAAAAAGCACTTCAATACGAAGCAGCCAGACTTCCAGCGTATATTGATTATGAGGGTATGGAATATTACCCAATTATTAGTAGTGCATTGGATTTATTTATGGAAGAAGCCACCACTATTGGACTAAACGGTAAAATGCTGAATATTTACAGTAATAAAGAAAGAATCAAATCATTATTAGAAGAATTTTTCTATGATATTGTTAACGTGAATGTTAACTTACCATTTTGGGTGAGAAACGTCTGTAAATATGGCGATAATTTCGTTTTACTCTATGGAGAGCGTAAAAAGGGTATAACCCACGTAAAACAGCTCGTAAACTACGAAATTGAGAGGTTTGAAAGGATTCAAAATGGCAAACCACTTGTAAGATTTAAGGAAAGAATGACTGGTGACGAGTTCAACGTGTTTGAAATCGCTCACTTCCGTTTACTTGGAGACGATAAGTATCTACCCTATGGAAGTTGTTTATTGTCAGATACTTATATAAAAACAAGGAATGGTGTTAAACAAATAAAGAATATTCAAAAAGACGATATTATTATTGGTTTTGATATTAAAAAACAGGAAAAAATTGAAACTAAGGTATTGGATACTGTTTATAGTGGGAAAAAAAATGCATTTAAAATTTCCACAAAACATAATTACATTGATTCATCAAAAGAACATAAATTTTTAATTTATGATAATGAAATTAGTGATTTTAGATATGAATTTGTTGAAAATTTAAAAATTGGTGATAATTTAGTTACCAATAATAAGGACAATAATTCAACTAACATTAAAATAAATAAACAAGAAATTTTTACAACTGACCGTTTAGGTAGAGAATTCCATTATTATCAAAATATTGATAATATTCCTGATGAAATGACTGTTGAATTTGCGCAATTCATAGGATTTATGTTTGGGGATGGATGGATTTCACATAAAAAAGACGTGTCATTCGCATTAGGAGAATATGAAACCCAAAATTTAAAATATATTGATTTGTTAAAGAAATTTTCGGGGGTTAAACCAAGATTAATAAAACCTAGCATTAAAATAAATTACGAATACTCATACGTTACTGTTGGTTCTAAAATGTTTGCAACCATTATGAAAAATTTGGGTTTTTATGGTAAATTTAATGAAAAAAGAATACCTGATTGGGTTTTTAATTCGCCAAGAGAAATTAAAGAAGCATTTTTAGATGGTTTCGTTGATGCAGATGGTTCAATCTTTATTGATAAATGGGATTGTGTTAGATATTCGATTGAATTGGGTAATTCGATGTTAATTAAAGATTTAAAATATTTAGTCCAATCGTTAGGGTATAAATCGGGTAAAATTGGAAGTAGGAAAAGAAATGATACAAAATATATTAAAGGAAGAAAAATTAATTCGAATACTTCATATTATTTTTATTTTTTTAAAACAACAAACAAACAAATAAAAAAATATGATATTCCAAATAGAATATCAGATGAATTTATTATTGAACCAATTATTTCAATTGAAAATATTGGTGTTCATGATGTATATGATATTCACGTGGATAATGAAAATCATAATTTCTTTGCTAATAATATTGTTGTACATAATTCTATCTTAAATAAGGTCCGTAGGGTATTCCGTCAGCTAGTAATGGCTGAAGATGCTATGCTTACCTACCGTATTATACGTGCTGGTGAGAAAAAAGTGTTCAAAATCGATGTTGGTAATATCGATGAGGACGATATCGAAGAATATATTTACAAAGTAGCAACTACGTTCAAGAAAACAGCGCAAGTTGCACCAAATGATGGTCAAATCGATTATAGATTTAACATTCTCGGTAATGACGAAGATTATTTCCTTCCGGTAAGGAATGCAAATACTCAAACAGGTATTGAAACCCTAGCGGGTGCAGCGAACCTTGACCAGATTCAAGACATTGAATACCTCAGAGACAATCTATTTACTGGTCTTGGTGTTCCAAAGCCATTTTTGAGTTTCCAAGATAGTGCTGGTGGTGGAAAAAACATGGCACAATATGATATTAGGTTTGCCAAGAAAGTAAATCGTATCCAACAAGCAATAATTCAGGAATTAAATAAGATGGCAATGATTCATCTTTTCCTATTAGGTTATAGTGGTGAGGATTTAGGTGGTTTTACCCTAACTCTTACTAATCCGAGTACACAACAAGAATTATTGAAGTCTGAATTGATGCGAGATAAGGCTCAAACCTATACTGAATTAACACGTGCTGAAGGTGGGGTTGCTGCAATGTCACACACAAGTGCGAAACGCTTGATTTTCAACATGAGTGATAAAGAAATTGTTGATGACCTTAAACAACAGAAAATGGAGAAGGTCGTTATGCAAGAACTTGCAGATGCTCCTGTTACAATTAAGAAATCGGGTTTATTTATTGACATTGACGATAGGTTTGGAGAACCAATTGAAGACGTGGCTGCGATGAGTGGCGATACCGAAGGTGGTATGGGTCCAGAAGGTGGAATGCCACCTCCGGGTGGTGATATGGGTGCTCCACCTCCGGGCGGTGATATGGGCGGTGCTCCACCAATGGGTGACTTAGGCGGTGCGCCTCTAGGTGGTGGTGCTGCACCTCCAATGATGGAAACTCGAATGAGTGAAGAAGAATACAATAATCATATCGAAAAACTGGTTTATGGTAGTTCAAAAGAAACTGACATTAAGAAAGAAACTAGACAGAAAGAGATTATTCAGGAAAATAATGATAAAAATGAGAACCTGAATCAGAAGGCTTTGAATATGGTTAGTGAGATTGAGAGTTTATTGGAAGCCACAGAATCATTTAATAATCAACAAAAAAATGATGATGATAAAGACCTTGAAATCGAGGATATTGAGAACTTGGACTTAGATGATTAATTGATTGGTGTTATTATTGTTAAGCGTTTATAATTAATTACAGTATTTATATTAAATCGAATAGGACGGTATGGAAAAAATTAACATAGGAATTGCTAATTTGATTATTTCTAACAAATTAAAGGAAGCGTACTTCAACGATAATTTAATTGAAGAATCAAGAAATATCACAACTGATTTTTTTGATGTTGTTAAGAATTCACCTGTTTTACAGTTGGAGTTTCAAGTTTTTAATAGCTTGGAAAACAAGCATATTAGCAATGATTTCCTTATTAAAGAATATGTTGACAACAACATCAGACTATTTGAAACATATACCCGTGAAGAAATCCAAGCCGAACACAAGAAATTAAGTAACTTCCTTACCAAAAAAGTTATTCCAACAATAAATGAAGCCGACTACGATTTAGATAAAATCAATTTATATCAGGCAATGAGTACTCTCATTATGGAATCATTACAAGTTGGTGGAGATGTGGATGTTGACGGAATTCACGAGGCGTTTTCAACCATTATAAACCACATCAAAACCCCAAAGAAGAATTTAATTGAGAGTGTTGATGTCGAACCCATTAATGAAGAAGTTCTTGAGATTGCTGTCAGAAAATATAATGAGAAGTATGCTGAACTTAATGAAGATGATAAAGATTTACTACAGAAACTTATTAAATCATCTGAAACCGAAAAACAAACTCTTCTCGAAAGTATGAAAACTGAGAGTCTCACTATTTTAGAGGGCATGAATAACGATAAACTCCAAGACGGTATTACTAAAGCCATCCAGAAAATCAAGGAAATGGTTTATGATGCCAAGAATGTTGACGACAATATTATCGGACTTCACGAACTCAAAAGAGAATTGCTTTAAGTGTACTTTTTGATATAATTTTTTTTCATCGCATTTATATCCACATTACTTTTAACACCATTAACCATTCCAGTAGGTGAGAATTGCCATGCTGTCCAACCATCTTTCCATTCTTTTGGTACTGTTGGTTCGTTAGATTCTGGATTATTGGTAATAGTATCCATATATCTGGCAACCCAGAATGGATATTTACTGAAATTATTTAAACCCCATTGATTAATAAGTCCGGTACGACAATAAATCATCACATCATATCCAGCATCTCCCATTGTATTAATGAATGATTCTGTATATTCATTAATGCTCTGATTAGTATTACTCCATTTATAATTATCACCAGTATTAAAACAATCTTCTTCTAGGTCCAATACAACGGGCAATTCGGGTTTTTTATCCAATGCATTTAAACGTATAATGAAATTTGTTGCATCATCATAACCATCTTGTACTGGGTCCGTTGTTCTCCCAAATCTAGCAAAGTGATAGTAACTGAGGTTAATTTTATTTTTTAGAGCATTACTAATACTGGTATTAATATCATAATCAGGTTCATCTCCACTATAATAAGTCATGCCTTCAGTAAGTTTCATAAACGCAAATGTAACTCCATCTGCTTTTACTTTTTTCCAATCAATAACTCCATTATGGTGAGATACGTCAATACCATACTCACTATCAAGTTGGTCTAGTCTTACCTTAGACATATTCTTCGCAGTTCGTCCCGTTGACAACGCTCTTGCCGTAAACTCACCTATTGACTGACTATCAAAATTCATAAGCGCAACCGGGTCTAACACTCTCGGCATGGGATATTTTAATAATTTGGTTCCACTGAAACTAGTTGTCATTTTATTTGCAGTGATGTTGTGTTCAACGCTCAAAATAATATATGCACCATTAAATAATGGAATATTTTCGAGTTGGAAATACTGTGTTGGTTGAATCGTTGCGTTTCCGAATCCGGTAACAGTTGCTTTATATGACCTATTTTCATATAAATTGTAGAGGTTTTGACCTTTAGGAACACCAGCATCCGGGTTATTATCGCCAGCAAGTCTCGATAGAATCTGGATACTTTCATTGGTTTCTGGATATTCCTTACTATCGATTTTCATATCAGTAAACATGGATTGGTTTTGTTCTCCAAATCTTACTCTAAATGCTCGGACTTCACTAAACGGGAAATCATCGTTTGCTACTTGATTTTGGTTTTCAGTATATTGTGAAGCCGTGGTACTTTTTTCAAAACCTTTCACTCCGGGTTCCGTGATATCGATAATACCATCATTCTGGAAACCGTTTCCAGACACTGATGGATAGCTTGAAGTCCCACCAATATACATGCAAACAAAATATGTTTTTTCTTCATCACTAATAGTCCCATCATATATTTTAAAGCTGTCGGTCCAAGAAGTTTCGGATTCAAAACTCAAAAAATTCTGAAGTGGGAAAAATTCAAACCCATTTAATGATAATAACTGTGATAATACTGTAAATAAACTAACATTTACGTCATCCATCATATTAATTAGGATTTCAGCATTAAGAATTGTCTCGCCAATTGGGTTCATGCCTCTATCGACAAATGCAAATAAATCAATCATCCTTTTACCATCAGCATTAAAGGGATAACCCCCAATCCCTTTTGGTTTGGCAGTTCCTGTTAGCCATTTATCATTTATGTTTTTAAAACTATAGTATAATTGATTTATTACATCAGAATCCCCTTTGCTTCTTTTAAGTTCTTCCTCTTCCTCTTTCACTTCATTATTTCTTTCTACAACAAGTTGTCCGAGTTTTTGAAATAAAGCTGAGAAATAATTATCATTTATGGTCTTTGCAGCCTCTGCACTAAGCGTTCCAATACCATTTTCATTTATTGTTTTAAGTGAGGTATAACCACTGGTATTCGGAGTCGGTATTTGAAATGTTATTTGACTATAATTTAATAAGTTTTTCCTAACAATAAGATTTCTTAATACGTTTCCAAAATAAAGTGCTTTTGTCCCATCAATTTTATCTTCATTCTTTAGTTTATCATTCTCATCGAGAAAATAACGATATAAACTCGCTTTTATTTGAGCATGTGTGGGGATATATCCGGGTGAATTGAAATTAATCCCAGCAGTACTGTTCTTTTTAACATCTTTATACATACCGAGAATACCATTCCTAATATTCTTATTATATTTACCCATATATGCCGTGTAAGCAGTTTTCATTTCTTGTTTATCTTTTTCAGATAAATAATTTTCAACATCATGTAAATCAGCTAAAATATAGAACCCACGATTAGGTAAATTACTACCGGGACCAGTCATGAAAAACGTTTTGATTTCATCAACCCAATCATTTTCAATGGCAGTAAGTAATGCACCTAAATACGGGGCATAATATGCAGGAACTTCAACGGCTGCTGGAGTGTCAAAAACAATTGAATTCAATGAGTTCGGATATTTATTGAATGGACTTGCGGTATATCCGAAATTCGAAAGAATTAATAGCGAACTCATTTCACTACTTCCGGTTATGGTGTCAATAAGAGAAGTGTCATAACTACCTAGAATATCTGACCAATGTGTAGCAATATCAAGACTTTGATTTAAAAGACTTTCATTCTTATTTCTGGCGTAAGTAAATGCACTATTACCCTGTTCGTATGCAATTTCTTGTCTCGCAGCATCATCAAGCCCCTCACCGGGGAAGTTTGCGTTTCTACTCCCATCAACAAAATATTCTCTAGGACTAAGATATCTGGTGCGAAGTGGAATGCCATCAATGTCATTAGTCACATAACCCTTTCCGATTTTATCCCTGATATAGATTAAATTATCTTTAGTAAATTCAAAAAAATGTTCAGCAGGGTCGCCACCACTAAATATTTTTTTATTATCAGTATCACCAAAAAATGCATCAATTGGATTCGAACCTTTCTTCTCTGTAGTTTGAACATCAACATCACCATCAATCACGTAAACCCCCTCAAAATTTTCATTATTTTTATCTACATAGACTCTCCCATTAGTACTAATTGATGGGTTAATTAAGAAATATTTCGGGTCGTTTGTTGGAAAGTCATATATATTAGATGTGACTGATTGAGAGCCATTATTATATGTGAAACTAACGGTTTTAATATGGTCATAGAATTTCTCTAAATTAGAATTATATTGGTTTGCCATAGTTTGTACCGCACTTATGTTTTTCGGTGACACCAGTGCAGATGCTAAGTTAATTGCTTCGGCATTCGCATATAATTTCACATATGCCTCATTAACAATGACGTTTTGCTTATCTTTTCTTCTTTCATCTACTGGTTTTACGTAGAATGCTTCAGGTAGTGTGCCCTGAGTCAACATATAGAAACGTTTCATAAGTATTTGAAGCGTTTCACCTCTTATATCATCGCTGATGCCAAGATATGGACTTCTCGGAGTCGCCCCTCCAAGTGTTGAATCAAATGGAGATATTGGTATCCATTTATATGTACCATCATCGGCTTGGTCATCTCTCAAATCATATTCTTGTCTTAACCTTCTTTGTTGCAGAAACGTATCGATGAAATCGTTAACGAGTTTCATTTCGGGGAATTGAACCTTTTTACTTAAATCAATAGGTGCAATTCGTTCTTCTCTACCATCTAGGTCTCGATTAACTATAAGGGGAAAAGAATATATTTCGGTGTCTGGATTTTCGGCATAACCACCATCACCTAAAATAATTTTTTTATTCGCATCGTTTTGGTGAGAATCGTATGCATCTTCAGATACAGTTCTTAATTTAGAAAAGAAGGTATCGACATCATCTAAAATAATCTTAAATATATTATATATCGAAGGAACCATCCCCAATTCTTCAGATACCATATTATTAATTGTAGTTGTTATATTCATGGCAAGAGTATTTCTCTCCTTTTCTAATGCCACTTTTTGTTTGAATATCTTATAATAATATTTGCTAATATCTATCCCATAATAACTAACGTATCCATCTGAGGAAGCCAATAATTGGGGATTTTGACTTATTTTTTTAGTGTCAACATTATAGCTATTGAGAAATTCTTTAGGGTCTTTAATATCATCATTTTCATATGTAATTGATGTTATTGAATCAACGCTACTTTTCAATAATTCTTTATAGGCAGTTAATGCATCATTAAAACCCTTATTGTTTTTAGTTTGGGGGTTTGCAAAATATTGTGGAGATGGTGCTGTATATGTTGGAGATGTCTCGGTATTATTACCTACTTTAATGCCAGTACCTGTAAGATAAGTAATAAAAAGTTTTTGACTTATCATACTTTTTTCACCGCTTGATTGTTCGGTTCCAATTACAGTATCAAATTCAGATATGGTATCGATTGAAGTTAGTTTTTCATCAGGGACCGAATTGATTTTCGGAAATATGTATTGAGTTGGTTCTCTCCAGACCAAATATGGTCTGCCCGGTACATTTAATGCTTCATTATCTATAAAATGATTTAAAATCCCGTTAGGTCCATTAATCTCATTAATTTTTTCGAGGTCATCTAATACTTGTTCGTATCGTTTATTATCTTCATCGGATTCTAGTCTTTCAGAAACGGCTTTATATAAATTCTTTAGTTTTAAAATTAATTCATATGTATTTCTAGGTTCCTCATTAGGTGCTGGTATCATTGATTCCGCATCATCAATCAATGGTGCATTTACTATGTACCTGAATAAAATATCAGACAATGGTGCAAATGTCATGGCAATAAAATTAGCATCAATGATAAAATTACCATTTGCTGAACTAAATTCTGATGTATATTTAACAAGATGTAATCTATATGTTACTGGTTTACCATAATATCCTTTTACGGTTAGTGTGAATATTGGTGGAGGAAAATCAAATAATATCCTATATGGAGAATCGGCTTGATTAAAAAATGCCAAACCTCTGAGGTCCACAAATTGAATGCTGACTTGAGGAATGAATGAGGAATTGATTACGATTTTAATATTATTAATTCCAAAACCTTCGTAATGAGTATTGTTGCCAGTACTACCATCATAGTAGTTAGTCGTGAAGTTTAAATAATTTGGATTATCCCCTGTTTCATCCTGATTATTTCCGATAAAATTTACTTTCTTGGATGATGTGGATTTTACATCGCTGTTTATAATAACTGTCCTACTCTTACTTTGTGCTGTTAACTCAGCAAATATGTACATGTCTTCGTAATCTGGAATTCCATTAACCACATCCGTGTTGATATTTACACTGTTAGGTTCTACCAACATTACATTACCATTAGTCTTAATTATCTCTGGTCCCATTCTTCGGAATTTTCATATAAATACCTCTTAATAAAAAATGTAAAGAACTATAGTACTCTTCGGTAGGTTCTGACTATTTATTATAAAACTAAAAAATGATATTTCTCGAAATAGCTAATCATACCCATCCCATTTGGCATAACGTATTCTTTTACCTGTTTGTCAGTGTTTTTATCCTAGCTACTATGGGGATAATGACGATAGTGGGTGCTTTAAAGAGAAAAAACAAAAACTCAGAATTGATAGAGCATCAATATGTTGCAAGAATTGATAATATCCGAAAAGAAAATGAGGAGAAACTCGAAAATATTAGAGTTGAAATGCTTAAGCGTGAGGAAGAAAGAAGTCGTCAATGGATGGAAAGCGAGAAAGAAACTCTCCATGTCTTAAATGGGGTCTCAAATCTTTTGGACCTTAATGATAGATTCGATAAGAGTAGATTAGATGATATCTCAGAAGTTGTGAATGAAATCAATAATAAGATTGAAAATTTAAAACAGAAATAAAATATCTCATGACAAAGAAAATCGAAAAACTCAGAGAGATTAATGCTATTATAAACGAGAAATTAATAGAGTTGGAGACCTTTATGTTTGTCGAGAAAATATATGAAGCCAAGGAAACCATACCAAAAGAAAGACCCCAAAGCGAATTATATAACTAAAACACCAATTAAAACTATTTATAAAAAACATTTGCGATGTTAAAGAAACAATTAAGTAAGATATTAGAGGAAGGCGAAACGGGGTTCGGTATATTAATTGAGCACGATGCCGGATATTTGGGTTCTGATATTAATAAGGATATTCTTAATGAAGGTTTTGAACTTAAACCCAATGAACCAGTTCTAGTTAACTGTATTCTACAGAAATGGGGAGTTAAGAATAAGAACGGAAGAATCTACCCACAAGACGTTTTAGTTCCACAGGTTGAGGCTTATCAGGAACTGGTAATGTCGAACAGTGCGGTATCTGAAGCCGACCATCCCGATTCGAGTATTATTTCCCTACAAAACATCTCACATATGATTACTAAGATGTGGTGGGGAAAAGGTGATAAGGAAAATATCTTATATGGTCAGTTAAAACTTATTGTATCTCCGGGTTATATCAAAATGGGTATAGTTTCGGTAATTGGTGACAAAATCGTTCTCTACCTCCAAAATAAAATCAAGCTCGGTATTTCAAGCCGTGGTGTTGGAACCCTGAAAGAAATTAATGGTGAGAATATGGTTCAGGATGATTTCGAACTAATTGGTTTTGACCTCGTGGCAACTCCAAGCACACCCGGAGCATATCTTTTCCCTGAGAAACAGGGTGACATGAGTTTCGGTGAAGGTTATACTAAGAAAAACGGCATATACCTTAAAGAAGAAGACGATAAGAGAAAGAATGCAATCAATAAATTCTTGTTATAAAAACGCATAATATAATTATAAAAAATTGGATATGCAAGAAAATTGGGTGAGATTTTATTAAAAATTACACTTTTTCGTAATGAGAATATATTTATATAAAAATTACAGTATTAGATACGACAATTTAAAAGATGGGCGAAATGAACAAATCATCAGTAGTTAAAGAGGCTTTGGCTGAATTTAAGGAAATTCAAGAAGCTGCTGTGGCTAATGCGAAAGATGCTCTGGCGAAGAAAATGCCGGAAAATTTTAACGAAATTTTAAAAGAAGAATTAAATAAAAAAAATAATAAAGCTAAAGAGTCTTATAAAAAACTAGACGAGGCTAAAGAGTCTGAGAAATCAGATGAAGATGAATCAAACAAAGAAGAATCTGATATGAAGAATCAAAACAAAGAGACCAAAAAGGTTGTAAAAGAAGCTGAAGAAAATCAGCCATTTGATAAGAAGGCTCCAGAAGTGGGACCGGATGTTGTAAAAGAAGAACGTGAAAAAGATTTTATGGGTGACGTTGAAAGCGATACCCCTAATATCCACACACCTCTTCCAGAGGATGGTGATACTTTCACTGAAAAAATCACTACCAAGCAAGATACTCTTGCAAATAAAACAACGGTCAAAGAGGAATTTGATATGACAGGTATGGATGCAAACAGTGTAGGTTCTGCACTTGAAAATGCTGATGCTGAAGACGAAATCATCACTATGGATGAGATTGAAAGTAGCCTTAATGAAATTGAGACTATCAATACCAATCCCAAAAGTGGTCCTGATGACGGAATCGCATATGATAAATTAGTTAGTATGAGAAATCAGATTGACGAAATGATTCAGGGTATTGGCGAACAAAAAAATCAAGGCGGTAAGCAGAGTATCCCCGGACGTGAGAATGGCGGTCCTACTACAGCAATGATTGATGAAGAAGAAGTCGCAGAACAAAAAAATCATGGTGGAAAAGGCGCAAACAAAGTAAATGATGGCGGTCCTACTACAGCAATGATTGATGAGGAAGAAATCACTGATGCAGATGTTGAAGCCGTATTAGGTGGAGGTGCAGAAGAAATTGATGAAAACTTACCTCATACCCAAACTCATGCAAACGCAAGAAAAACTGGTGCTCAAAACAATACCAACTATGGTAAAGCGGACAGACTACGTGATGCAGTAAAAAATGAGTCATCAATAAAGATTGGTAGTTTAATCCAAGAGAATAAGAATCTCACTAAGAAATTAAACGAAACCAAAAAGGAAAAGGAAGCTCAAACCAAATTAAATGAAGAGTTCCAATCTGCACTTGACAAGTATCGCAATCAATTGAGAGAAATGGCAACATTCAATACCAACTTAGCGCATGTAAATAACCTATTGGTAAATGAAGGATTGGCGTTAACCCAAGAAGATAAAATTAAAATTATCAACGAATTTAAAAAAGTTGATACCATCGAAGAATCACAGAAAAAGTATAAGAGTTTCCTTACAGAAATGAAGGCGAGTAAGCCTACTTTGACTGAAAGTATTGAAACCAAGGCGAGTTCCTCTATTGCGCCTTCGGCTTCGAAACAAGTTGATGAAGCGAAAGAAGTAACTGCTTATAAAAACGATGAACACATCAATAAGATGAAAAGGTTAATCGAATATCATGAGACTAGAGGAAGTAAAAAAATAATTTAAGTAAAAAATTTAAAAACATAAATAAAATGGGATTTTTAACCGAAAGTGGAGATGTTGGAAACATTGGATTAAAGCAACTCCGTGAACAAAGAGAAGTAACAACCAACCGTTGGGAAAAGATTGGTTTGTTAGAAGGATTAGAAGGTAACGTAAAAGAAAACTGCGCTCAGTTATTTGAGAACCAGTTGTCACACATGATTAATGAGTCTTCAGACTCATCAAACAGTGGACAGTTCGAAACCGTTGCTTTTCCAGTAATCCGAAGAGTATTTGCTAAATTGTTAGCAAACGACATCGTGTCTGTACAGGCACTGAACCTACCTATTGGTAAGTTATACTACATTAACCCTAAGACCAGTGTTAGAGTTGACTCTACTACTGCTCCTTGGGCAGAACAAGCTCTTGGAGTACATACTTCACCTGACGGTGCGTATGGAAATGCTGCTGACAAAGCTGCAACCGCAAGAACTCAGTTCGAAGACCGTTCATTATATGATGCATTCTATGCAACTCAGTATGGTGAAGAAGGAACTTCATTGTTTGACCGTTCAAAAGGCGACATCACCGTTGTAACTGGTGCAACTACTGCATCTACATGGGTAAATGGTGTCGATAAATTTGTACAACTTGCAGTTGGTGGAATTTATTCTACTGAGCAAGGTAAATTAGTTGGACCTACTGGTGTTCCTATGGACACTGAGAGTTTCCTTGCTGGTTTAAAAGTAACTTATGCTAATGATTTAGTTGCACCTGCACCTTATGCAAGCGAAGGTATTAGTGCTGGTGACAGCATTCCTTACAACGTAAAAGTACAGAAATACGGACAAGCAATTGTAAGCGAAGACGGTGTTCTCATTCTTCTTGCTGACCTACAGTATGCAGGAACCAATGGTTACCAGCCAATGAGTGCTTCAACCACTGGTGGAACATGGACTGTTACATACAGAACATACAGCGACCTTGAGGAAGACTCAAGAATGGCTGAAGTTACCTTCCAATTAGACCAAGTTACTGTTTCTGTTGAAACACGTAAAATGCGTGCTATGTGGACTCCTGAATTGGCACAAGACGTGTCAGCATTCCATAACATTGATGCCGAAGCAGAATTAACTGCATTGTTATCAGAGCAAATGGCTGCTGAGATTGACCGTGAAATTCTCCGTGACCTTCGTAGAGGCGCAGCTTGGACTGCACGTTGGGACTATAATGGACTTCGTAAGCAAGGTAGTACTAACCAGTATTATGGCGTACAGAAGGACTGGAACCAAACATTGGTTACCAAAATCAACCAGATTTCAGCACAAATTCACAAGGCAACCCTCCGTGGTGGCGCATCTTGGGTAGTTGTTTCTCCTGAAGTATCTGCTGTATTTGATGACCTTGAGTATTTCCACGTATCTAATGCTGCTCCAGAGCAGGATAAGTACAACATGGGTATCGAGAAAATCGGAACTCTTAGTGGACGTTACTTAGTGTATCGTGACCCTTATTCACCAGCTAACACTGTGCTTATTGGTCACAAAGGAACTAGCATCTTGGAAACAGGATACATCTACGCTCCTTATGTACCTATGCAGTTGACTCCTGTAATGTACAATCCATTCGATTTCACTCCGATTCGTGGTATCATGACTCGTTATGCAAAGAAAATGGTATTGAACAGATACTATGGACGTATCTTCTGCGATGGTCTTCAGACCTTCGGAATTGGTGAC